AAGATCCTTGCCTATCTATAAACATAGAGAAAGGAGTTTACAATTGCCATAACTGTGGCTGGTCTGGTAATGTACAATTCAAGGAAAAAAAGGAGTATGTAAAACCACCAGAGGCTAAAACAGAGTTATCAGATCGCACTATTTCCTGGTTTAATAAACGAGGTATTTCTGAGGCAACTCTTAGCCATTGGAAAGTGGGAGAGTCAATAGAGTTTTTTCCCCAGGTTCAAAAAAAACGTAAAGCGATAAATTTTAATTATTACAGGGAGGGCGAACTCATAAACTGCAAATTCCGAGATGCTGAGAAAAATTTTAAAATGGTATCTGGAGCTGAACTAATATTCTATGGCTTAGATAACATAGCTACTATGGAAAAAATCTACATAGTAGAGGGCGAGATGGATGCGCTATCGCTACATGAGGCTGGTATCTATTCTGTTTGCTCAGTACCTAATGGAGCATCTAAAGGCAATCAGAGGCTAGAGTATTTAGATAACTGCTGGGAGTTTTTTAAGGATAAAAAGGAGATAGTTCTCTGCACCGACAATGACCAGCCAGGTTTAGCTCTTAGGAATGAGCTTGCTAGGAGGTTTGGACAATATCGCTGTAAGTATATCGAATTTGGCGATTTTAAGGATGCTAATGAGGTTTTAACAGAAAAAGGTGCTGAGGTACTTAGAACAATTTTAAAGACCGCTAAACACTTTCCATTGGAGGGAGTGGTAAATATTGATGATATTTGGAAAGATGTTTTAAACTATAATGATTATGGGATTAAAAATTACAGCATTGCTCTGGGTGATAGCGATGATTATTTTAAGGTCGATTTTGAGGGATCTTGGACTGTAGTCACAGGAATACCAAACTCTGGTAAATCAGATGTAGTCGATCAGATTGCCTGTAATATGGCAGTCAAATATGGACATAGAACTGCATTTTTTGCTCCAGAGTCGTTTCCCTATGAGGGACATATAAAACGCCTGGCTAATAAACTCAATGAAAGAAACTGCTCTAATGAGGATCTAAATAAAACTAAAAACTTTATTGAGGAGCATTTCTTTTTTATAAAGATTGACCTGGATAATTTAACCCTGGATGGGATACTAGATGCTTTTAGAGATTTAGTATTTCAAAAAGGAGTTAATTTATTAGTAATTGATCCCTGGAATATGCTGGACCACTCAGCACAGCGTGATCATTCCTATGTAGGGCAAATGTTATCTAAAATAACACAGTTTTGTCAGCAGACTAAAACACACCTTTTTTTAGTGGCGCACCCTAGAAAAATGGAATCTACTCAAAATGGTACTTATAAAGTTCCTACGCCCTATGATATATCTGGTTCAAGTGACTTTTTTAACAAGGCTTTTAATTGTGTTACAGTATTTAGAAGTCTTGGAGAAATGACTCAGTTTAAATCAGATGCTGTACAAATTCACGTGCAAAAGGTGAAACGTAAAGAGAATGGACAACAGGGTAGTTTTACAGTAGCACCAGATTTTAAGTCTGGAGGCGTTTATAAAACAATAGATGAGAAAAAACAAAGATTCACAGTAGTTAGAGATCAAGTGCCTTTTTAGTATGCAGTTAAATTTGTTTGGATTTGAAAATAAAAAAAAATGCAGTAAATGTGATGAAATATTGTCATTAAAATTTTTTTACAAAGAAAAAAGATATAATAGTTATACATCGCAATGTAAAAAATGTCACTCAAAGCAATGTATGGAATGGCAAATAAAAAATAAAGAAAAAAGGAAAAAAATTCTTAAAAACTATAACTTAAGAAACAAAAATAAAATAAAAAAATATAGATTAAAAAACGAAGTTAAAATTAAAGAATATAAAAAAAAATGGTATTTAAAAAATAAAACAAAGGTTATAGAAAGAAATAAAAAATATTATAATATAAAATACAAAACAGATATATTATTTAAATTAAAAAAAAATATAAGACGTTCTATTAGGCAATCATTTAAAAACAAAGGATTTTATAAAAAAAATAAAAGTTCTGAAATTCTTTGTATTGATTTTTTTTCTTTTAAGAATTATATTGAAAATCAATTCAATGATAATATGTCATGGGATAATTTTGATCAGATTCACATAGATCACAGAATACCATTAGCAGCAGCATCTACAGAATTTGAGGTTATAGCATTAAATCATTATACTAATTTACAGCCAATGTGGGCAGAGGATAATATGAGAAAATCAGACAAATATGATCCAGAGGATTTTAAAAAATATATGGACTGGTATCGTAAAAATGTAAAATCAGATTTAGTTTAATGATAATAAACCTAACAGAGCGAGATCATTTACTAGCTAAATGGGTAGCAATTATTAAATCCTATAGCGTAGGCTGTACTGATACTAAAAACAGTCAAAACTTTTTTGAGGGTAAAGAGCATCTTTATAGATCCTATCTAGGTATGCTAGGAGAGGTAGGTTTTGCTAGATATAGCGGTTTAAAAATGAATATAGACACCATAGGAGTAGGCGATGATGGTACTGACTTTGACTATGGAATCCAGTTAAAATGCTCTGACAGTAAAAACAAACCTAATTTGATGTTTCCTGTCACTCAGTACAAACGTAAACACGCTGAGTACTATATCCTTACCTGGTATAAAAACCAAATGCTTGAATTTGTAGGATATACCACCAGAGGCTACATAGATAACAATCACAAAATAAAGAATTATGGTTATGGAGATACTGTTTTTGTTTCCCATAACGAGTTAAAACCAATACAATCACTTGAAATACTAGAAACTATGCCTAGAAAACAACAATACAAACAGCCAACAGTAAACACCCAGGAGGATCATTATAAAGCATTTAAATGGTGCGATGAAAATAATATTAGAATTTATCCAAAGCCTAGAGATGGGCAGTTTATCCTAGTTTATACAGTTGATGGCGTAGCTCATACAACTAATAAGCTGCATGATCCTAAAAACTATCAGCAAGCTATCTGGGATTTTTACCTATTTTTGTATAATAAATTAAACAATGATCCAAATTGATTTTTTTCCAATCTATGGAGTTATGGTAGGAATAAACTACTCTAATGAGGAAATTGAAATGATAGAGGTTGTAGCGGATGATAAAAGGCATACTATACAGTTTTTTATATTCTTATTTGGGTTTAATATTCATTGGTTTACAGATAATAAATAATGGCATACGATAAAAAAGAACTTGAGAAAAAAGCTCTAGCAGCTATAGACAAACACAAATTGATGTTTATAGAGCATATAGTGGCATTTTTACCTTGCTCTAAGACTACTTTTTATGCTTTAGAACTTAACGAATCGGACTCTATAAAAAAGGCAGTAGAGGAAATGAGAGTGAGTAAAAAAACTAAGATGCTTAGTAATTGGATAAACTCAGAAACACCTAGCCTACAGATAGCAGCTATGAAAATGATAGCAGAGGAGCACGAGGCTCATAGATTAAATGGGACTAGACAAGAGATAAAACAAACAGGGGGATTAACATCTAGGATTATCGAGTGGATCCCAGCGGATCGCAATGATGAGGCAGAGAGTAAATAGACAATTTTACGACTTAAAAAATTCTACAGCTCGATTGCGCTGTCACCAGGGTGGAACTCGTAGCGGAAAAACCTATGCTATATGCCAGTATCTTATATGGCTATTAACCTCATCTAAAGAGCCTTTAGTTATTTCAATAGTGCGGAAAACATTACCAGCACTCAAAGGATCAGTTCAGAGGGACTTTTTAGAGATAGCTGAGGCTGTAGGTATGTTTGAGGATGGCGCTATATTAAACAAAGTAGAGGGACAGTTTACCTATGGAGAGCATTTAGTAGAGTTCCTTTCGGTGGATTCGCCTCAAAAAATACGTGGTCGTAAACGCAATATTGCCTTTTTGAACGAGGCTAATGAGTTAGACCAGGAGGATTTCCGCCAAATTAATATGCGATGTACTGACTACATTATCCTAGATTTTAACCCTAGTGATCCTGTGCATTGGATATATGATGAGATTATTCCTAGAGATGACTGTGACACCTGGATAACTACCTACAGGGATAATAAATTTCTATCCTCAGACCTAGTATTTGAGATAGAGCGGATGCGAGAACGTGATCCAGACTATTGGCGAGTCTTTGGTGAGGGACAAAAGGCTGTATTCTCAGCACGCCAGATATTTAACAACTGGATATTTAAACCTCATAGCGAGTTCCCAGAGTTCGATAGGGATACTGAGGGCGTGATAGGACTCGATTTTGGCTACACCAATGATCCTACAGCAGCATCATATATAGTGCGCAAAGGCGATACTATCTATATTCACGAACTAATCTATAAAACAGGACTCACAAACAGCGACATAGTAGATGAGTTAAAACGTCTAGGGTATAATCAGACACTAATTTACTATGATGCAGCAGAGCCTAAGTCTGGAGAGGAAATGAAACGCTTAGGGATGTATGTAAAGCCAGCTGTAAAAGGGACTGGATCAATTAACGCTGGTATCTCACTACTAAAAGAGTTTGACATAGTAGTGAGCCAGGAATCAAAAAATATAATAAAGGAATATCACAATTATTACTGGGAGCAGCTAAAGGATGGGACTATCATAAACAAGCCGATGGATCGCTTTAATCACCAGATGGACTGCATCAGATATGGGGTTTATAGTCAATATGCGAAACGTGCTGATTTCTTTGTAATATAATTACTATTTTTGTATAATTAAAATTTTTGTATTGGATGGCTAGTATCTTAGATAGATTCAAAAACCTTGTTTCTAAAAGCGCACAAAAAACTCATATAGATTTCAACAAAGCAATCTATAATTATCTAGGCGATACACTTGTCTGGAATCCAGAGAATGATGATACCTACATAGACAAAGGCTATAGATATAATGCTACTATCTATTCTATTATAAATTTGATCACTAAGTCAGCGACTAATATTCCTTTCCAGGTTTACGAGATTCAGAAATCAAATGATCTTAAAAGGTACAAAGCGCTTACCTCTGGAGAGTTTAATTCCAATACAGTACTCCAGGCTAAGATGCTACAGAAAAAAGCGCTGGTAGAACTAGAGGACACCGAACTCCACCAACTTCTAGATCGACCTAACCCAGCGCAATCATACAACTCCTGGATCCAAGAGATCATAGCTTTCGGTAAACTTACTGGAAATAGATACATCTATGGAATCGGACCAGATACTGGTGCTGGAGTTGGTAAATTCAAGGAGCTATACATATTGCCCAGCCAAAAAGTTGAGATTAACTCTGGCGGTATTATGGAGCCAGTAAAGGAATATACGCTATCATACAATGGGACTTATAGAATTGCAGCAGAGGAAGTATGCCATATTAAAGATGTAAATCTCTATTATGATGGCACAGGATCTCACCTTTATGGAATGTCACCACTAAAGGCTGGACTCAGAGTAATGGATGCTAATAACCAGGCACTAACTACTGGAGTAAAGTATTTGCAGAATCAAACTGCCAGAGGTATCCTAATGTCTGATGAGGGCGATTTAAACGAGGTCCAGGCTAAACAACTAAAGGATAAATTCCGCCAACAATACCAGGGCAGCGATAATGCTGGTGATGTTATCATTACGCCTAAAAAACTCAGCTGGGTAAACTTTGGACT